TTGTAAGCACAAAGTTTTTAATTGTTCTGCAAGTGGCTTCCATTCATCCCGTGTTAACTGTTCTGATAAAAACCAGTATGCATGTATACCCCCGCCACTATTTATAATTGCCGGTGTTGGAAGCTTGCAATCATTTATGAACTCCATCAAAGCAGTCAGTGCTTCTTTCTGTGACTGATAGTCTTTGTTTTCTCCTACATCTAAATCAAGATAAAAAGATTTAATGTATCTTGACTCAGCGGCTTCTCTCTTTTCTATATTAAATGTACTCATAGCGATGAACACATTGAATTCTTTTTCTTTATATTTTTCTACTAATTCTACTGCTTGGTCTATAGAAGTTACGAAGTCGTGAGTATAATGTTTGGTGTTCGGTATGTTGTGTGCTACACAAAAGTAGCCTTCATCAGGTAGAGCTTTTTTGTAAAAATCTTTAAGCATTTAATATTTATCTTTCTTATTAACATTCGTTTTCATACTACCCTCTCTCGTTCAAATAATGTCAGACAGTGCCCCTAAGTCTCTACTGGTCTAAACCCTGCATACCTTAAGAGCACTATCTATTGTACACGTTTTTATTTAATGTTCAACTAATTTTAGGGACTATTCTATCTTCTAAAAAAGTCCTCGCTTGACCTTGATTTGGGAGGGGTAAGCCTGCAGTTTTTCTTTCAAATTCTTCAACCCAAGCTTCATTAAGCGCCTTCAAAAATTGCTTAATTCTTGTAACATTCTTATCTCGAATGGCACCTCCCCTAAACCAATTATGAACGGCCATGCGGGACACCCCAAATACTCTAGCGACTTCAGTAATAGGAAGGTCTGCACGAACACAGGCCTTCGCTAGTTGAACTCCTAGTCTCTCATTGTCTGCTTTATTTAGACTCAGTAGAAACGATTGGCTATATTTTTTAGGCATATTAATCCTTTGACCATTGGTTAATAATGTCTGATAAATCATCGGCAGGCTGAGGTGTAGGCTTAGTGTCTGCTCTTAACTCAGGTTCTTCCGAAGCTGAAGCTTCTTCTACTGGAGCACTAAATGTTTCCTCCATAGCTTCCTCAAAAGATGCATCAGATTTATTTTCGTGTACATATCCCACTTCTTCTTCAAAGCCAAATCGACTTGGGCCTTGAGTCCCATCAACATATTGAATAACTTGCACAGCACGTAGACGTAATGCCACGCCTGCACCAATTAAACTTGTGTAGTATGGGGCGATCGAGCCTGCTACTTTTATCTCAGAGCCACCCCAAATATTGCTGTTAATCATTGGAATGCCCTTTGCATCAAAGATGGCAGGTTTGTATGCAGCTTTTGACTTAAAGCGAAGTATGACGTTACCCGTTGGTTTGCCGTCTCCATCAAGTTCTTCTTGCCATGGCGGAGCGGCTTTTTTAATTTCCTTACCGTTGGCTTTTTTAGTTTCTTTTGAAATGTTTTCTGCATACACTTCATTAATTTGTTTCAGAATAGGGATTGCTTCTTGCTTCGATAGAATCAAATTAACTTTGTAATCCCCTTCTTCTGAAAATTTAGTATCAGGTTGTGATAACCATGGATACTGTGCAATACCTTTCGGTGTTGTAAATGCTACGTTTGTTGGTTGTTGCGCCATATAATTCTCCTTATTTAGCGTTTGGTTTTCTTACAGTTATTTTAAATTCCCTCATGGTACTGATACCTGGGGGGAGTCCCTCTTCTCCTCTAGTACTAATAAACTCTTTAAAGTTAGTCTGACTTATGCGTTGTTGTAATAACTCAAGTGCTTCATTTTCCATAATGAATTTCTTAAAGTTATCCCAGTCACCACATATGTAGTTTTCTTTTAAAGTTTTTACAATAGTACCGCTCTCGGTGCGTAATGTTTCGGCACCAATGTCATTACAAGTATTCAACATTGCTTCCTCTAAGCGATCCATCTGCTCTTTGAAAACGCTGTCTTCTTGCTCGTATTTTTTAGCTAGTTTTTCTCGCTCACGTCGTAAACTAAGATATGCACTAACTAAAGAATCTACTTTAACTTCACTCATCTTTAATTACCTCTCTATATAAATCAACTAATTGCGTATGCGCATCTACTTTACCCTGTAGCATGGCATACAGCCTTCTTTCAACATCGGATCCTTGTAGATGAACGACTGTCATCTTATTCTTTTGCCCAACTCGATCAATACGTGCGACGCATTGCAAGTAAACCTCCACACTTAATACAGGTGACCAAAATACAATTGTGTCGGCACGCGTAAGTGTTACTCCGTGTGAAGCAGATTGAGGCTGAATCACTAGAACCCTAGGATCATCCGATGTTTGAAACTCTTTAATTATTCTTGTGCGGTTTGATGCACTAACATCACCTTTAATAATTTCATTACTAATTCCTTGTTTGTTTAGGTGTTTTGCTACGATTTCTATTGTGTGACGGTACGGCACAAAGATTAATATTTTATGTTCTGTCTGATCTATTACTTCTTGTAAAGCCGTTAGTCGAGGACTAATATCAAAGTCAACTACTTTTTTATCGTCCGTGTAGACCGCGCCACCTGAAATCTGTAAGAGTTTATTCATGTTAGCTGCAGCATTAACAGAAGTAATCTCTTGTCCTGCGGCTTGAATTAAAAATTCTTTCTTCAATTCGTTATAGAATTTTTCTACTTGTTTAGATAATGGAACCTCTCGTGTTTGATACATGACGTCCGGAAGATCCAAGCAATCATTCTTTGCAAACCGAATGGCCGGCTGTAATACTTTAAATACCTTTGATTTGCTATCAGTTTTAGGAAGCCATTTAAACCGAGTCACTTGAAACATAACCATGTCCCGCCATGCTGATGAAAATTTAGGCACTCGATGTGGACAAACTAAGCGCGCTAACCCGTATGCATCAATAGGACTTTGCGATGCAGGAGTTCCTGTCAACATCCATAATCGTGTTGAAGGTTTTAGTATTTTGTTTAGTGTTTTCCACCGCGTTGTTGACACGGACTTATATGCATTAGCTTCGTCTACTACAATTAAATCAAAGTTAGCTTTGATAATATCGTCTTTAACAATTGCTACGCCATCGTAGTTTATGATTACAAATTGGTATTGCTCATTATTGATAACTTCGCGTCGATCATCAGGTCTACCATACGCCACTCCGGGAATTCTATGTATACACGTATTGTATATATCGTTCTTCCAAGCAGAGGTCATAATAGAAAGAGGGCAGATAATAAGAACACGCTTAATCTTGCCTTCATTCATAAGATAGTCAGAGGCCCAAAGGACAGATGATGTCTTACCTGTCCCTGCCTCATTAAAACAAAAAGCTTTCTGATTAACGGAGAGAAATTCAGAAGTTACTTTTTGATGGTCGAACGGATGAAACCGTCCTGCCCATTTGTAGTCTCTTGTAATGGGAGAAGGTAATGGTTTTTTAAAAGTAAATAGTTCGTTTAGTTTTATCATCTCATCAACGCCCCAGTAAATAACGACGTCTGATGAATCCCCTCTCTCAGCTACAATTTTGGATCTCTCTATATTGCTTTTTATTTTTTTAGCGTTTTCGGGAAGCAAGGTTAGCTTCAACGCTTTATTATCAATAATCTCCATACCTCTCCTATAAAGACTAAAGTTTACTTTATTAAATCTTACTCGTCAACTATTATTTTATTTATTTTTTAGATTTTTTTCGTTCGCGATTACTTGTTTCTGAAACTAGCTTACTTTGTGAGTTTCTTTTGAACGACCGATTTTTAGATTTAGATTGAATAGTCACGCCGTGTTTGTTAGAGCCCCCTTTGGAAAAGGCTTTACGGTGTGATACATCTTTTCCTTCCCGCGCATCTGCTTTACCATTACCGTTTTTATCAGGCAATTTTTTATCTAGCGCACGACGAGCACGCTGGCGCTCCATGCGTTTTTCATGCTCACCCCTTGCGAGCTGCTGTTTGTACTCTTTCTTGTGAGGTCTTTTTTTGTTGACGTATGGCATTTTCTGTCACCTTTTTACACCAATTGATAAACTGTTCTACTTCCATGTTTCCTCGGAACGAATTAATCGCCCTACATACTATCTGTATGTTATCGTAATTATACTCTTTTCCCGCATTAATTCTATCGATACTTGCGTTGGTCAGTATGATTTCTCCCCGCTTATGGTAGCAAGTAAGCTCGATCCCGGACAATGCACATCGATAGTTTTGTGCTGCTGTTTTGCCTACTAATTCAGCAACTGTTAAGGAGTGATCCTTTTTAGTAGACAGAATGTGTTTATAATATTTATCCCAGTTATGATTGTCTCTTTCGTACCGTTGATTAACTCGGTAAATGTTATTACATTGAGGAGAACAATTTATGTGTTTAGGGTGGTTTGTCTCGAAGGGCGTATTACATGTAATACAAACTTTTCTAAACATTCTACTTCCTAGGTTTGTAAAACTCGCAAGTATCAACAGGGCACCATCCACAAAGCGGAGTTGGATTAGGCGTCCACACATCATCCTTATAAGAAAGTGAAATCCTATCTAACGTCTGCTCAAACTTTTTCCAAGACTGGTAAATAGTATCTCTTGTATATTTTTCTTGTACAAAACTATTTTTTAAAATAAACAAAAGTCCTGCTCTAATGTTTTCAATGTCAGGGAAATGAGAAAAAAGCATAAGCGCCATCAGTCTTAATTGCTTTGGATCAGGGTATTTGTTACTGCCTGTCTTATAGTCAATAACGTAAGCGTCTTTGCCATCAATAATAACTAAGTCGGCAATACCCCTTACCCATCGTTTCTCGTCATCAAAGTCACACGGCTTTAAATCTTTATCGAGTGCCATTTTATATTCTGGATATTTTGTACCGGGAATCGCAATTAAAGTATCAACCACTTTTTTAAATCGTTGGTAGTTTTTAGCAAGCTCTTTGCCATCCCTAACATAAAGTTCTAATGCTTCGTGAACTTCTTTACCATAAATGGTTTGAGGAGTATCAATAAATTCGTAGTTCTTTAATACTCTTATCTCGTGGTATTTTTTCGGACAATTCTCATATTCTTTTAAAGAAGAATAACTCCACGTAAAATCAGTCATCGGCCTTGCCCTCTGTATTTTTTATAATTTGATTTGATCTTTTTATTCATCGTGCTCGTCTTAGGGCGTCGGCCTCCTTGTGAAGTACGTTTGTGTAAAGCTTGATGTTTTTCCCCTATTAAATTTTGTTTAACTTTAGCCATTGTTGCACCCAATTAAATTTTTCTTAGCTTTTTCCATTTGTCGCCTTCCTTAATAAAAATAATTTTTTCTTTTAATTCTTTTGGTATATTCATAAAGTTTTCGTGTAGACAAATAGACCTAAAATCAGGGAGGTAATCTTCTACAAATTCATTAGCTGTGTAGCAGTCTTGGAAATGCCCAATATATACTCTATGGTTTTCATCATGAGTTGATTCAATAACCAAAACAAAAAGATATTCAATCATGCTCCTTTCCTAAAAATTTTAGCTCATCTTTTTTTGTAATTAAATCTTTGCGAATACATCGGTAGCCGTTGTATTCTTTTTTGTTTCTGTAATTTGAATCATAATATATTTCCGCGACTTTACAATTTTCAAATGTGCCTGCAAACTTTTCTTCAGGCCCCAAGTCACCTACTAAACTAACAAATAATACAAACTCAATCATAATTCTTTCCCACAAGACTCACACAGTACGGGCTGACTCTCCGTCTTTTGCTGTTTATACCTACAATGCTTACACCGTATTCCAAATATTCTATCATACCCGTCGTTAAATGCCTTGTTATTTGTTGGCCTTTGATTGCTGCCTTTTCCGCCATCGCCCATTTCGCCACTCCTCTGTTAGACTTTTAAAGTTTAGTTTATCTTTATCTTCGTGAAATTCTAAAGTTAACAAGTATCTTACCCCTTCATAATTATATACAGAGTGTTCTACTTGATTGTTAAAAAAATAATATATTCCTCGTTGATAATTCAGCTCATAAAATTCACCTGTAACAGCATCCTCTAAAGTGTTTGAAGACTTTTTAAATAAGCAGTGGCTATGTCCATGATTTATAAGCATATTTACACTTACCCCTCGTCGATCATCTACGTGCCAGTCATAATAAGTGTTAGGTTGTAAACGTATAACTCCTGCTTCATAGGGATGTGCATGATAAAGTGCTTTTAAAAACCCATCAGCTTTTCTTAATGTTTCATGGTTAATAGGTAAAAGCTCAAAATTATAATATTTTACCCAGTCAGAGTCTTTTGCCATCTGACACGCAAGGTATAACTTCATTGTAATTAATGATTCGTACGGAGTTTCAAAGTAACATTTATCAGCAGTCACCATAATTATCTGCAAATCCTCCCTCACATGTTACGGGCAATCCCTTTGCCCACTTTGGTTCTTTTTTCATCTCGTCCATAATAAAATCTAAAGCTTCTTGTGCTTCGTTCTTGGGGGCTACACACACGACAGCATCATGCACAGTTAAAACAGGGCGATACTTTTTATGAATTTGTAGCATCTGTTCACCAATAACAATTCTTGCGAGTGCCTGCACAATGTTCTCTACTACTGCCCCACCCCAAATGCCTATTTGTCCTCGTCTTGATTTGTATACATAACGCCCGTTTTTAATTTGTAAATCAGGATAATAAATGTATAGCCCGTTGGGTAATCTTAATCCTTGTGAGGTAACCAATATAGACTTGCGTTTGTCAAGATAGTAAGCGGCTTTATCACTAGGCCAAGAAGCCATATCAGATAGTGATCGGTCGCAGTCTTCCCAAAGCTTTACTACTTCGTGATTGACTTGCCGATATAAGTTTACAAGATTTTGTGCTTGTTCCGAATCTACTTCTATCCCCGCGTTTATTTTTAATACACTTTGCAGTTTTGTTAGTCCCGTACCATATCCAAGACCAAGAATACAAGTTTTACCTACTGCCCTTTGCATTTTAGAAATGTTTGAAGTCTTATACACCCGTCGAGCAAAGTTCACATACACGTCTTCATTGTTTCTAAACTGTTCTAGTACGTCATGTTGGCCGGCTAACCATACCAATATCCTTGCTTCAATTTGTGCAGAGTCAGCGTTGATAACCACATGGCCTTCAGGTGCGACGATAGCTTGTTTTAATGCTTTCTTCTTTGCGTCACGGCTTGGTAAGTTTTGAAAATTTACTTTGTCTGCCCCTGCCCATCGCCCTGTGTGCGCCCCATAATACTTTAGGGGTATAGGAAGATACCCATTGTTTCTATTTGCAATGCCAATGAATCGCTCAATGCGTGTTTCTTCAATGGTAGATTTAGTGCCTAGTCGTACAGCACAAAGTTCTTGGATAAAAGGGTTCTCATGCTCACATAACTTTTGAAAGTCTTCGTCACCTTTTGCAAACGCAAGCGTTTGTTTGCCGGTCGTTAGGCTTTCTTTCATGGGGGGTTCTACTTTGAATTCTTTAAGGAGCTCTGCAAATTGAGGATTGCTTGCAAGTTTCTTCCGGACTTCTTCCTCGCTATCTACATGTAACTTTTTCATAAGTCCTTGTAATAGCTTTTGTTTTTCTTGTTGAACCTCTTTTAGTCGAACCTCTAACATAGGACTGTCAAGTTTCAAAGCTGGAATAATAAACATGCGTAAAGTTAAATCTATCAATTTAAGTTCGGCCATTGGAAAATTCTTAGAAAGCCTTTTAAATAAATCATATGTTAGCTTTACATCATTGCGGCAATACGCCCCATACTCTCGGAGTTCATATTCTTGGAAGTCTTCGAGGCGTTTACCCTTTGCGTCTAAGACTTCACTTCCTTTCTCTCCTAGTTTGTAACGCTCTGCCAGTGCTTTAAGTGACCCGCCGGCATCAACACCATGTAAGGCGCGCGCCATGGAAAGAGTATCGAGGTAGACTTTCGGTTCTATGTTGAAGCGCCATTTAAGAATCGCGCCGTCGAATTGCGTGTTATGACAGAGAAGCATGGTGTTTTCCCAGTCAATTTGGCCGAGCCCTTTTGATGCCTGTTCCTCACCTGAAAACCACTCAATGCTTTTGTCATTGATTTTAATTGCAACACCAATTACTTGGAAGCGTAGGTCTTGAATATATTCTTCAGTGGTTAATCGATTAAGGCCGTAGCCAGTATCATAAAATGTTTCAAAATCAATCGTTACTATCTGCACTCATATCCTTTCTCTCTTTTTCATTTTTACAGTAACCTACTAAATTAAAGTTACCCATCTCGGTGGTATAAGCACAGTACCATTTGCCCCGGCAATAAAATTTTGCGTCCTGTTTGCACTTGTGACAAACTGCTTTTCCTACTTTAACTACCATGTTTGTATCGCTTTAACCTTTCTTTTGCTCGGTGATTCATATTTTTCTTTTCATCATCTGATGCATAAAGCCATCTGTCTAGGTCATCATAACTTCTACCACAAGCAATACACATAGGCTCATCTTCAAATTCTTCGTATCTACATACGTTCTTACAAGGGGACTTCGTGGTCATAGTTTATTAGCATAAAGTTCATGTTCATTACGACATTCAACGGAACACCAACGGCGAGCGTCTTTTTCTTTGATGGGGGCGTCGCACCATATACATTTACCTGAATCATTCTCAGGTACGTTGGTATTGATTGACTGCATGGTCACTTTTAATTGACGCTCAACCTCATCATTCGCTATGTCTGCTTCATCTGCCACTTAGATTCCCTAAATATTTATTCCAATTAACTCCCATACGTTTTTGTGTTTTGGTCAAGACGGGAGGCAATTGTATTCTGCCTTCTTCTTCTAATCTTTCCAATACAGAAATGTTACAACCCGCATACATAGCTATCCTTTTTCTATTTGTATCGGGGTTTTCTTTCATAAAACGTTTAGCTCGCGCTAAAAATTCTTCTTCTTGTGTTCTACTGTAATGAGTTCTAGGCATTTGTTTCCTTTCTTAAAATGGGGGTTCACCAAACTTGGCCGTGAATTCATCATGACTCATTATGTTTGATGGTATTTCTGTTAGGGTTGTTTTTATTGAACAGTCGGGTTTATCTTTTACAAACCACTCTGCGTCAACTTTTGTATTAAATACTCGTAAAGGCTCAAGGTCTTCATCAAGTATTATAAACTGTTTAGTCGTCACATGCACCGCCAACGCAATACTTCCCATGAATAATCTCGTTAGCTATCTCTTCTGAGAGCTTTAAACGTTCTGCGTCATCAATGCTTTGTTCAATTTGTTTGAGTTCATCTGTTTGTAATAGTAGACTAATTTCGTCAACTATTACTTGGGCGTCTTCCGCGTGTGAATCGCCTATCTTATGTTCATTAAGTAGTCTTATGTGATCTTGTAATAAACTTTTTGTTCTTGCGAAAAGGTCTTTACTCATTTTGATCTCTCACTTTCTTTCTTAGTTTTTGTAAATAATAATCTGCTTTGTCTAAATCTTCGACACCATTCTTCAGTGCAAATCGCCACACATATTTAATTACGTTAGCGACACAGACAGCGACGATTCCAACAAGCCCCGTGGTTGCCGACTCAATGGCATCAATACACTCGACTTTACCTTGAATGTAATGTACCGGCCGATTTACGTTATCTTTCTTCATAATTAAATGTTTGTTTGCCTGTGACATAATACTCTAGCATATCCACATTTGTCTCGTCAATAAGAAGAGCCGTTCCACCGTTAATCGAAATGTCACGCAAATGTTTTTGTTGTAAGGCCGTTGGCTTTCCACCATTGGCCTTACACTCAATACCAAAAAACTTTCCCTTATAGCATGCAACAATATCGGGAACACCACTACTGCCATACCCACCCGTAGAGGCGTAGAAATAATACGCCCCTAGTTTTTTAAGTATCGCACAGACTTTCGTCTTTACTTTCTTTTCGGGTGTGGCCATTATGACTCCAAAGGAGGTAAGTCTTCTTCTAGAAGTACAGGAAGTATTTCAGGGAGATCATAAGACTCTGCGTCTATTGTCGCAATATCAGGAAGCGTATAAGGCTCATGTGATAAGTCTGCTACTTCTTCTTGAATTTTAGGTGCAACCATAGGTGGCAGTTCATAGGACTCATGAGATAGATCAGCACTTTCTACTTGTGCTTCTACTTTATCCTCAACGACAGGGGTTGGGGCATTAAAGTAATTCTCATTAGGTTCACGTTTATTGTTTGTTGTTGCTACCAATGCACCAATTGCTACTACTAATGCAATCGCACCACCAACGGTTTTGTATTTTGCTACGTCTTTCTTGTTCATAATTATCCTCTCAAAGATAGATTAAAAAATTGGCATTACTGCCGTTAGGACTCCTCATTATCTACAACAACTTGTATATTGTCAAGTTCTTGCTTCTCTTCTAACCACTGTTTAAAGTCGTTAAAAGCTACTTCAGGACTTACTTCTTTGTGCCATAACAACTCAAGTATTCCTGACATGCCCCCGATAACTGCAAGTAAGTCGTGCCGATCTGCTTGCCATATATCAGTAGGACAACCAAAGTAATCATAAATATCATTTTCCGTATAATCAATTATTTTCCTTTCATTCATGTTAGTCTCCTTTTGATCTTCATTTTTCATTTAAGTATCCCCATTCTTCTAACCAAGTTTTTTCAGAACCCTCTATCATGCAATCAAGTATGTCATTGCCTCGTTCGATAAGAAGTTCTTGAAATGTGTTTTCCATTGTTGATAAAACTGTGGCACAAAAGTCGTCCGACCATTCAGGCCTGAATCTTTTAACATCATCTGCATGCCACCTTGTTACTGCAAACCACTCGTTTTCATGTCCGTCGTCGTAAGAACAGTCTTGTCGTTTCTCGCTCATTTGATACCCTCCGCTTCCATATATTTATTAACCATATTTATGTCCTCGCTTTCTTCGTAGAATACAACTAAGGCCTCCATCTCTAGTTCCCGTAGTACATATAAAGGTATGCTTGATACTTCAACTGTATCTTTGTAAGTACCTATATGGAACACGTTTGCTTTATGCCGATCGAGTTCGGGCGAGTAGTATATGTCGGCTGAAACATACCATGTCGTACCGTAATCGTCATCAAGTTCTTGTTCAAATTCTAAGTCTTGTCGCACCAACAAGTACGGGTGCGTTTTACCAAATGTTTTTGGTCGTTTAATTGCTGTACTCATTGTTCCTCCTCCTCTGCTGTTATTTCAACGTCAATCGGTTCACCCCAAGACATGCTGTTTTGTACCGCCCACTCTGCTTCATCTTGGTCTGTGGCCTCGACTATCTTAGGCTCGTAATGCTGTTTAATAAATACAATAAACTTTTTTAGTTTTTTCATTTTACTCATCTTGCATACCCCTTTCTCTCTAGTTCTTTATCAATATCT